CTGTTGCTGATGATGTGTTGAATGTTGCATCAATAGTTGCAGACGCCCACGGAAGTGAAGAGTTTTCCAACCGTGGTGCAGTTTCAAGAACACGAATGCGCCGATCGTAGTCAGCCATCATCGCTGACAGGTCTGCCGGTAGTTGAATATCAGCCATTGAACTCTGCCCCCAAAATAAGTTTCACCGATTCCGAACCATCATCAGACACCGACACATCCCAACCAACAATGCGCAAGAATGTGTCCAAACCATTTGGGAACCGCGGTGACACATCCGGTGGAACAATGAACCTGCAACTGTCACCTGTAATGTATGAACCAAAGATCGGGTCCACATCAGCCTTCACAGTTATTTCAGGCAACGTGATTGGTGTTGCAGATGATTTCAACTTTGCGATTGCTAACGCATCCAATGTTGACTGAACAGAAACATCCGAGACACTCACCGTTGTTTCCAATAGCGGATATCCGGGGCCGCCATCAGCGATCTTTTGGATTTGTGAAACATCCGATTGCGATGAGATGAGCATCGCTGAACCTTCACCACGACCAACAGCCCAAACTTTGTTGCCCATGATTGTGCCGTCAGTGGGCCAATTCCAATCAATGACATTGCGACCCACCTCAAAAACAAGGCCGGTTGTTTGGTAACCGCTGCCGCGCCGGGGGTATGACGTGCGAAATGTTTTCACAAGTCCACCGGTGGCAGAGTCCCATGCTGCATCGATAGCGAAATCGAAACCGTTGTCAACTTGACTGAGTTGCTCTACTGCTTCTGCGACAGGTTTCAATTCATAGTTGTTGTAGACACGATCGCGGGTGACACCTGATGCGGATGATTCGACTGTGACACCAACATCGCCCGGGCCGCCGGGGTCTGTTGTCCGACCGGTGGCGTAGTCAATGAGATTTTGTGCAATGGTCAACTGGTCAATGCCAGTGAAAGTTTGTGTGGACGAAATGACACGATGGCGAAAGTATGACCAATCCTCTGCTGCGCGAATGTCTCGGCTAGGCGGGTCATCGTTGTATGGTGCCAGCCAACAGATCCCGGACCACACAACAACACCGTCACGTTCAACGATGATTTGTCGGCGTCCCTCATCAACTGCGGAGTTGATTTGTTCAGCAACACCAGCATTTCCTGTTGATGTCAATGCTGGCAGTGCAACGGTTCCGCTGAGATCACCACAGTTGTTGAGTCGTGAACCGTAACTAAGTCCGGTTACGTTGAGTTCAGCGATGCGTGTGCCGGTGCGAAGGTCCGCAGAAATAACCCGGTAGAGAGCCATCGCCTAGAACTCAGCGTCTGTGGTCCAATGACCCACGACAATTGTTCGGGTTGCATCTGCTGGCAATTGCACGTCGAAACCTACGTCCGAAGCGCCGTTGATTGATGCGCCGTTTGTGGTGCCTCCTGCGGAATTGTACCATTGCCAATTGTTTGCGGCAGCAGCCGGATTGTAAAGAACAGGGCTGACCGACAAACGCTTTCGCACCGTGTAGCGAACGCCTTGTCCATAAGAATTGCCCAGTGTGGCGGTTGACGACATGATCAAGCGGTTGTCAGCAACATTTGTTGCTGGCGCTTGTCCATAGGTAAAAGATTTTTCGTAGTATCGCTGACACATTGCGAGTTCCTGCGGAAATGGACGCTCTTCAAATGATGTTGCATAACCGCCACGTTCAACTTGCACACCCCAAATATCAAACGTGTTTGATTGAATGCCAAGCGTGCCGGTACGGGCATTCAGAGAAGAACCAGCAGAGGCCCAAAGATTCATTGAAAGCGAAGACGTGTTTGCCGTCGTTCCGATCGTCTTGCCGCTGATTGACGGAACCGCAACAGTCAGCGAGTACCTAGCCCAAGATGTCGTGAGCGTAGCCTGTCCTGCATAGGTGGTGACTGCCGATGACGGAGACCCGCCGGAACCAAAGTTTTGTGAAAGTTCCACCGCAATTTTTGCTGGTGACGCAAGCGTAGAGGTTGCTGCCTTCGCCCAAAACGAAACCGTTACCGTACCACCCGCAAAAGTTCGCACGTCTTCCATGTGTTGTGTCAATAATCCATAATCACTTGCCGCAGACTGACCGGACGTTACAAGACGCGCGTACTTTTCGGGCTGATAATCACCAACCGACGTGCCGACCGTAAAAGTTTGCGCCGAATAAGTGACCGTACCGCCACTAGAAAAACTCGACCAACGGTCGAAACCGTAAACCGAAGATGTAGACGAGGTGAAGCCGCGTTGGTTGATACGGAAATCACCGTTCATGACTGCGTTTTTGAAACCGGTGCGAGTGTAAGACTCGGAACCCGACGCGGCACGCGTACGCACATCGGTGATGTTTGCGGTGACAACAGAAGTTGAAGTGGCAGGGACTCGGACACGCGCAAGAACCAACGCGTTTGCCGGTAGCGTCGGATCAGTAGGCGACGCGGCAGGAGTTCCGGTAACAACCGTCACCGATGCGGTGCGAGTTGCTCCCGAATAGAACGCATCCTGAACCTTCGCAATGACAAGATCAATGCGAGGGTTCGTAGCATCCGACGCAGCAACCGAAAGATTCACAGTGCCATCGTTGTACACATGATACGCACCCTGATGCGCTGACTCAGTACCACGAATCCACGCATAACCGGCTGCAACATCCACACTCATATTCGCACCAGCGGCACGCTGCACAACCCTAAAGTCCGAAGCATTCACCACACCATGCGCACGATCAGACGCACCGACACCACCAGCAAAAGAACCGGTTGAGGTGCCGAGAAGTGCGCCAAGTGATTGACGTGTTTCCTCGCCGGGATGTGTGTTGCCGTCAATAAAAATTGGGACGGTGCGAACAGTCATGTGTTTCTCCTAAATCCAGACAGAGCGGAAAGATAAATTGATGGAACCTGAACCTGATGCACCAGCGAAACGAACCGTGGTGTCACCAGCGGGAAGGTCAAACCATGATGAACCGGCAGTCAACCATGAATAACGGGAAGTGCTCCCATTCAGTAGAACGGTGCGGTCAAGGGAAGATATGGTGAGTGTATCACCCTCCCCTAGTTCACCCGTGAATGAAATTGTTTTGCCAGTTGTCACGTTTTCAATGCGCGGATTGATGACCGGGCCACTGATGACAGCGGTCCACGGTGCATCAAATTCACCGGAATTGGTGGCGACAACTTGACCGCCCGTTGCAGTACCAATGAAAGCAAGCGGAGCAAGGGCCGGAAGTAACAAACCGCCGCTAGACGTTGCCTGTGTGGTTGTCAGTGTTGTGAGCGTTGAACTGTAAATGCGTGGATCAGTGCAATGCCATTCAACTTCTGCACGACCAACACCGAATGTGTAGTTCATGTCAATGGGCAGAGACAGTTTGCGGACACGGGCATTGACCTGAACAGTGTTTCCATAGGCAACACCAGGGATGGTTGCACTCAAAACAGATTCTGATTGTTGTCCTGTAACTAATGCTTGTGACAATGCCTGCCATGCAGCCGATGACGGGTGTTGTGAATTGATGGTGATGGATGCTTGCACGGTTCGGCCACCTAAGAAATCAGGTGACGACCATTGCCCATGTGAGCGCGCACGTATTTGATCTGAGCTGCGCACGTCGGGGCTGTCATGAAAACCGGTCAATTGTTCAATGCCATATGTGGCATCTCCGATTGTCAAACCATTGAATGTGATCTTCCAGTCACTCATCGTGAAACCCTCATAGCCCACACCAGCTCTTTCCCGATCTCATAAGGTGACGCATCACTTTGATTCACATACACATTTACGTCACCGAGACCGCCGCCGCTGAACAATGCCTTTTGCTGTTGCGGGTTCAGAATCATTTCATTGTCATGCAGAACTGCGAGTCCTGAACCACCACCTATTGCGGTGTTGAAGATGCCACCCTTAGCGAACTCAGGGAGTGTGGGTGCAGAGATTGTGTCCCCGCCGAATACAGGAACCCACGAAGGCACATCCCATCTCAGTTTGCCAACGGTGTTGTTCCATGAACGTGCAATGAAGTTGAATGCTGCTCTGAACGGACCGGAGATTGCGTCTGCAATGTTAGAGAACACCGTTGAGATGATGTCCTTAGCGGTCTGGAAGAATCCCCACACAGCAGCAATCCCTGATTTGATCTTCTCAAATGCGGGACTGATGATTGTATTCCACGCCCAACTGATGTAGTCACCAACTGCGCTGAACACAATCTGGACGATGCCCCACAATAACTGAAAGTAGGGAACCAGAATGTTTGCGATGTATGCGGAAAGAAAACCCCACACAGGCTGAATGATATCAGTCCATACGCGCTGAATCTTCTCACCAATGTAGGTGAGAATTGTGGAGACAACTCCCCACCAGATTTCAAAGATGGGGATCAGGACATTAGAAACATAGAACACAAGGAAGTCAAAGACAGGTTTGATGACGTTATTCCATGCAAAACCAATTGCGTTCTTGATGATGTTCCAAATCTCGACAGCCTTGTTTGCCAGCGAGATGAACACAGGCACAAGTGTGTCTGTGATAAACGTCTTGATTGCATTCCAGATTGGTTCAATGTAACTCCACGCCCACTGGACTGCACCCTGAATTGCGTCCCAAATGGTTTCCCAGTTGGCCTGAAGGAACTTGATTGCTGCAACAATCGCGAAGATTGGAACCAGAACGGGCATGAACATTGCAATGATGATTGCAAGAGCTGGATGGTCTTTGATCCAGTTCATAACCTCATCAAACTTTGTGTAGAAGAAGATGAACGCGCCAACCACAACTGCAACTGCAGCAACAATTGCGAGAATGGGCCATGTTGCAGCAATCGTTGCAATTGCAGCCTGAGCCATGCCCACAACGTAATAGCCAAGAGCAACTAGCAATGCGCCACCAATGACACCTGCGAGTGCGTACGCGGCTACTCGATGCTTATCAAACCAGTTCACAATGTTCTCAATGACAGGAGCAACCTTGGTTCCAATGTCAATGAGAAGAACTGCAGCCCACGCTTTGAACTTGTCAATGAGCGGACCAAGACCCTGATCCATCTGCTGAAATGCACCCTCAGTTGCACCAGCAGAGTTCCCCATTGCATCAAGGTTCTTGGAGAATGTTTCTGTCCCCTTGCCAGTTAGAGCAAGAGCAGCGGACCCAGCCTCAACAGAACCAAACAGGTCATTGACACCAACACCTGTTTTCTTCGCGTATTCCTCAAGGAGCAGCAGAGCCTGCTGGGTGTTGCCACCCTCAGCAACAAAGTCTTTGAATGACTTCCCGCTGATCTTTTCGAATACGTCAGAAGTCTTGGTTCCTTCCTTGGAAAGTTCCACGAACAACTGACGGAGTTGTGTTGTCGCAACATTGGTTGGGATACCCTGCGCGGTCATTGCAGACATTGCAGCGGTAACGTCACCGAACTTCACACCAAGAGCTGCAGCAATTGGGTTCACGTTGAAGAGAGCATTGGACATCTCTTCAAAAGTGGTCTTGCCCATACGAACAGCGGTGAACATCAGATCAGACGCTTGAGTGGCATTGATGATGTCAGCACCGTAGGCGTTGACAACCGATGAAATACCATTCACAGCGGTGGTCAGATCCGTGACACCACCCTTGGCTGCTTTCTGTGCAGTCTCCAAGAATGCAAACACATTGTCCTGAGGAACACCAGCAGACAGAGCCTGATAGAGAGCTGGGACAATCTTCTCTGGAAGAACCCCAAACTCTTTTGAGAACTTCTTCACATTGTTGGTCATTGCGTCCAGAGCGTCTTGCGACGTTCCAGGCACAAGCGTGAAGACCTCATTCATTGACCGTTCAAAGTCAACAAATGCCATGGTTCCAGCAACACCAATTCCAATTGCAGCAGCACCAACAGCAGCACCAAGCAACTTGGCCTGCTTAGCAATCTTCTTCTGTGTGTCATTGACCGCGCCAGAGAGTTTTGCCATCTCTGCTTGTGCCTGCTCGACACCCTTACGGTCAAAGGTTGTTGTTATTGGAATTGTTACTGCCACGGGAACTCACTTCCGTTTGTATTCATCCATGAACGCGCGCTGATAGTCATTGATAATCAGGACCACCGCTGCACGCACCTTGTTGTCCCCGTTGACCTGATCCCATGCCTTCCAGATCAAACGTCCCGGTTTGCCTTGTGTGCGCTTGATTGCGAGGGTGAAGGAATTAGGGGATCCAACACCTATGAACTCCAATGCTGCACCAGCCTTGGAGTCATTCAAAATTGACCATGAGTCCTTGGTGAAGGATCCCTTCTCACGTCTCCCACCCTTCTTCACACGGATGCCGGAACGGGCTAGGGAGTCATTCCAATATGGGAGACCACTTCCACCCTTGGCGCGTGCTTCAGGTGAAGTCCCCGGATATCTCGCACCGTCCCCACCGTAGTTCCAACCGGACAACGGTTGATCAGGGACAAACCCCTTGGCCTTGTCAGCGATGGGGCGCAACACATAATTGATCTCACGATTCATCTCCTTGAGAAGTTCAGGAGAGAACCGTTTCATCTGAGCTACAAACGCGTCATACCCAAGAATGGCAATCTGAGCATCGAACTCTGCTTTGTTCGCTTGCACTTGCTCGATGCTCAGAGCCATTTCATTTCCTCGAGTTCTGTCTTGCCTGTTCCTTTAGGACTGCAACGATTGCCCAGAACACGTCAGACGGTGCGTCCAACAGTTCATTGGGTGCAATGCTGGTGGCAACAGAAACCTGCGCCACCAGCATTGTCATTGAATCTCTAAAGGGACGCGTTCAGCCTCTGCAGCCTCAATGGAGTCGATACTGTCCAACCATTCATCAAATGGTTTGACGATGACTCCAGCAGACTGAGATGCTTTCCACGCTGTCCAGCAGAGCGCTTCAAAAGAAGCGTTCTCACCAAAGATTTGTGACATTGGTTTTGAGAACTGACGTTCTGCACCAACAATCACTTTTGGTGTCACGTTCACTTCATACGTTGCCCCATCAGCAGGGACCACCCGGAGACGCATTAGCGCGGCCATGACTAGGCAGTTGCCTTTGCAATGGTGCCATCGATGGGCCACGAAATTGACGCGGTTGCCAAGTCGCCCACCTGAGCGTCAAGCGGGGTCCACTCCACCGCAAGCGCGTTGAAGGTGTATGCGGGGTTTGCAGTTCCGGTTGTCGTGCCATTGGGCTTGACAATGATCTGAGCAGTTGAACCCAGAAGCGGATACAGAGTTGCTTCCACGGTCGCTGCTGCAAAGTCCTGATTGAAGTCAATTGACACGCTGTTGTCCTGAAGACCAGCAACGCGACGCTTTGCAACATTGCCAAACGTGGTTGTGTCAATTTCTGCACGCGATGTGCTGAGTGTGACCTTAGTGATGTGGCTCGAAAGATCCACACCACCAATGCTCACATTTGCGTTGGTGATGACGATGGCCATCAGTCCTCCTGATTGTTGTTGGGTTCAGCCTTGCGGCTTTTGCTGGTGGGTTCGATATGTCCAGCATCAATGAGATGTTGGATATCTACTCCGGCGAGATCACCACTTGTGATGATGCTCCCCGGTTCGTGACCCACCACATTGTGTGAGCCAACGATTTTGAAGGTGTCCATAGGAACACTCCTTGTCATGCGTGAATGGAAAGATTGAACTCACAGGTGAGATAGGAAGCATCACCAATTGAGAGTGGACGGATCGTGATCATGTCTTCCATGATCAATGTTGAACAGGTCCCGTCAAGGGTTCTGTCTGACTCGATGGCTGCACGGATGGACTGTGCGCCATCCCATGACATCCAAGAGTCCAACGTGCGTTGCGCTGCACGGTCTCCCATGCGTCCAGCAATCACAGAGATGACGTACTTCCACTCAGACAACCCACCCTGCATTGCACGGTGGTAGGTGACTGACTGGATCTGAATCACAGCCATAGGAGGTGTGACCTGTTCAGGGAGGTGGTCAGCGATTCTGAGACCAGGCACAGTTGCCAAGGCCCGTGCTATCGCATCGTGAAGGTCTGCAGCGTTCCCAGCCATCAGGCAACCACATGGATTCTGTACGGACGCAACATCCGTTCAACGTCAGGATCAATGGCTCTCACCGTTATGGCTCCGAGTTCCCCAAATCCCGCGACCCCAAGCAAACTATCTCCACGCTTCACAAGACGACCTGCGAGGATCAGACACGCTGAATGAACAGGGTCTGGGACTGCAGGCCAACCCCACCGGGCTGTCACCTGACATCCAGCAGGAACAGTAGCCATTGAAAACGCACCGTAGATTCTCGATGCAATAGAGGTGATGGGGTTTCCCTTCACAATCGCGTTCAACGGTTCCGCTTGAAAGTCTGCTGCAGCAATGGTGGTTGCATAGGTGCCATCACCCGCTGCATCAGACTTCACAACCAGACCAGACGTTGAAGCGATGTCATCCACAAAGATGGTTGAACCATCAATGGAAGTGAACAACCGTGCAGATGCAACAGCGTCTGCATAGAACCGGCGGTTGCAATGAGTATCAATGACCCTTGATGCTTCATTGATGCGTGCTTCCAAGAGTTCATCATCCACGGTGTCAAGAATGCGGAGGATCTCTTTCAGTTCTGCAAGGGTGCAATATCCATTTGTGATTGTCACGGGAGTCTCCACACGCGGACATATCCGCTGACGATTTCAGGAATGTTGTGTTCAGCCATGTGAGCTGCAACTGCTGTCCCCTTGCCGTCACCGTTTCGATTGTCGTCAACGGCGACGATTGAGCCAGAGTTCAGCAGATGCCAACACAGGTTGAGTTCAGAGAGATGATGTTCAGATGCTGGTTGCGGGTTTGCAAAGTCAACATCGAAGGAGTCCAGATAGAGGAAGTCAACGTGTTGAAGGTCAAGCGTTGGGATGACCTGCAATGAATCTCCGGTGAGTGCTGTTGTGTTGAGAAGGTTCATCCGTTGCACAAGTTCAGCGCATCCGGGATCTAGGTCAATGGTTGTGACATGACCTGACTTCAGTCCTGCGTAGTGATCCCAAACAACTGTTGACTGTCCGTCACCAATCCAGTCGCCCGGTTCACGGATTGTTCCGGTCTCGAGAATCACGCAACCCTCTGGGAGCATTGCGGTGATCCGTTCAAAGGCTGTGAGCCTGTGTCCAAGAAGGTTCCAAGGGATCATGCCTGATCCATTCTCTTGTCAATCTCTGTGAGAATGGGTTTCCAATACCGGTTGAACACTTGGGAGTGTTCATAGAACTCTGCATGAGACCGGGCTGCAGAACGTCTGTCTGCATCCCTAGCGGTTTCGTATGCGTCCGTGAGGTTCTCGATGATGGAATGAATGAGCGGTGTTGCAAACCATGAGGATTGCAGAGCGTCCCAATCAGGCTGAACAGCGGTGACCCAACCGTGATCTGCAACCAACTCTGGTTGAGCGGTGAACGCAGACACAATCGATGGGACACCACAGGCTGCAGTCTCAAGGACTGGAACTCCGAACCCTTCACCACGCGAACACATCAGGTGAACGTCAAAGGATGCCATGATTCCAGCAAGAACGTTTGATGGTAACCCTGCGTAGTAGGCCCATTGGTCAACCCACACCAGACGGTCTTCAGGAATGCCACATGCGTGAGCGAGTTTCACAAGGTCAATTCCACCCTGCGCGCCACGCTTCTCAGAGTGAATGTAAAGGAACACATCATCACGCTGCTGCATGAACTGTGCCATTGCAAGAAGGTTCTCACCCCATGCCTTGCGTAGCGGGTTGGTTCCCTTATTGGCTGCAACGATTCCAACTAGGAATGCGTCTTCAGGAATGTTCAGGACTGTGCGTCCAGGCGCACCACCGATTGTTGCATCCGGTTTGAACACGGATGTGTCAACGCTGTGTGGTGCATACATTGAGTCAATGTCTGCATTGTGCAACATCTGTTCCCCAAACCGAGACATTGCAATTGGCAGAACATTGTCACGCTGACACCAATCCAGAACATCTGGTGGTGCAGGTGTGTGATCAATGGGAACCCATGATGCAATCACGGGGACATCATCGATCTTGTGAGACTTGAACACCCAGCAGTCAAAGAGTGTGATCAGCGCGGTGCGCTTCTTGGTTGTTTCCTCTGCGTACTTGGTGTGAGCTGAGAGAACATCTGCTGAGTATGGGGTGAACCCACAGGGAAGGACTTCTATTCCTTCCCAACTTGAGATTCCACCTTGCAGTCCGTAGTTGACTGAGAGGGTGACGGTTTTCTTTTCGTGCTTGATTGCTTGCGCGAGCGCGGCGGTTTGGACTCCGTATCCGGTTCCGGTCCACGGTGCGTTGGAGTGGATGAGATAACCGGTTGCGCTCGATGAGCGTCCAGCAGCGGTTCCGCTAACCAGTCGGGAAGTTCCACTTCCGCTCCGTGAATGAGAACCAGCATTGTTGTTCCGTTTCTTGCCCATGTTGTTTTCTCCTTGGCCCGTGAATGTTGCCCGTGGTGTGGGAGATGGAAGCGAACAGGTACGGGCCATCCTGCATTGCTTCCATCTCCCACGAAATCAGATGATGCGTCCGATCAGGACGCGCCACCCTTGAAGTACTTCACAGCGTTTGCATCCACGACGTTGCCATCTCCGCGCCATGTGACACGGAAGGTGATCAGGTCATTGAGGAAGCCAACTGAGTCGTCTCGACTCACATCGATGCCGCGAACCTGTCGGACAAAGTAAGCGGAAGCGAAGTCACCGAAGATGACCGAACGCGCACCGGTTGCAGCAGACGCAATGTCTGGGTTTTCCAGAACAGCGTGACCGAGCAACTGATCCGGCTGACCATCTTGGAAAGACGGTTGCCAGATGTAGGAACCGTTTCCGTCCTTGATCTTGCGGACAGCAGCGGTGGTTGCAGCGTTCATCTGAAATGCTGCTCCACGACGACGGTACGGAGAAGCAACCGAGTAGACAAGATCCACAAGGTTTTCATAAGTCGGAACACCAGCAACACCAGTTCCACCGGTAACAGCAGAGCCTGCATTGGTGACGATACCGACAGGCTGAACCGTTCCGGTTCCAACCGTGAGTCCGTAGTTCACCGCGGTACCCATGCCAACAGCAGCCTGCGACGCGACGAACGAAAGCAGATCAATACCGCTGTCCTCTACGACCTCTCGCGAGAGCTGAAAACTAGCGGCATATTTAAACGCGCCAAGCGTAATGAACGCAGCAAACGTCGGATCCGATTCCGCAATAGCAGTTCCTTCAGCAGTAATAGCAGGAGCGGTGTACGACGCGGTACGCGGGATCTGAAGGCTCTCACCTGACGTGGTGGTGAGCATCGTCACCACGTTGCCATCGAGCATTGGGCCTTGAATCACGAGTTGTTCAACCAAGCGATCGTAGAAAGAAGTCGGAACCGGTGAACCGGTGCTGGACTTCAACACATCGCGCTGTTCAAACGAATGGTTGCGACGCTCACCCAGAGCAATTTCACGGATGATGTCTGAATCATTCTTCACACCGGGTGCAACCTCACGGGCTGCAAAGTCGGCGGGAAGGCCAAGTGCTGAACGGGATTCATCAATGGCGCGTTCACGCTTCTCACCCTCAAGAAGAAAGGTGCGACGTGCATCGAGTGCGTCAATGTCTGAGTTCATGCGGTTGAATTGTTCCGACTCTTCGCCGGTAAGGTCTCGACCTTCAGCAGCCGCGTCATCAAGAAGGCTCTTGGCCTGTTCCCATGCACGCGCGCGCTGTTCGGTCAGACGTGAGATGAGTTCTTCACTCATGGTCTGTCCTCCAATGGACTGTTGGTTTTTATGATGAACGCAAGTGGTGGTCAATGGTGGTCACATCGGTATGTGACCGGGCATTGGCTCCGGTCTGCGAGGGTTCAACCTGATTCAGCGTTTGCTGTTCAGGTCGAAGATGCGTTGTGCAAGTGCGACCGGTAGCCCACGGTCTGCTGCTTCTTCAACGGCGATTTCTTCAGTAGTGCGAACGGTTGCACCAGACGTTGCAGGGTATGCAGGGAATCCGGTCACAACTGACACCTCATGCAGAATGACTTCCCGCAACTCACGCGTCTGACCGTTGTCAGAGAATGAGTCACCTCCACGGGGAATTGAGAACCCAAATGACATGGAGTGAACAACCCCAGATTCAATGAGGGTTGCAAGGTCACGTCCAGCGGTGGTGTCTGGGAGGTCTGCTTCTGCACGCAAACCGCGCGCGTCTTCACTCAACCGGAGTGAACCGTTGCGGGTAGTTGCGAGTGGCTGACCAGAGTCATGATTTACGAACATACGGATTTCACGTTCACTCTTGAGTGTGCGCCGGAATGCACCAGGCGCAATTGTCTCTGTGAACGGAAGTGGTTCGGACGGTGAGTTGAATACAGCAGCGTAACCGGAGAACACAGGAGAACCATCTGTGTCTGCTGCTCGGAGTTCTAATCCTCCAACTTCCATGGTGCGGTATTCAACCTCACGTCCGTTGACGCGACGTTGCTCCGCTTCCAGCATTGCGTACCGGACTTTTGGTGCCGACAATTCTTCTTCAATTGCAACACCTGTCTCGATGTCTTCCATTTCAGACCTCACAGTTTCTTGATCGTTGCTCACATCTTCCATGATGGATTGTGAACGGTTCCATCCAGCATCTCCACCCCACAATGCCCATGCAATGCGTCCGTTGGATGGATAACCGTTTTCACCGGGTGACCATCCTTCCGCTTCACGGTCACTCTGGTGTCTGTCAAAGTAGGCTTTGATTCTGCGCCATGTGTCAATGGGAAGGTTCTTCTCATTCACAATGTCGCGTGCGCGTGCAATACCTATCTCAGTTCCACCACGTCCGTACTCATTGCGCCAATCCAAACCGCGTTGCGCTTCCTCAATCATCCCCTCTGTTGGAGGATATGAATCAAGCGCGCGCGCTTCTGCTTCTGCAATCTCTAATGCTGCAAGATGAGCTGCAGCCTCAGACTGTGTTGCATGGCATCCACCGGGAACGATGGATTGATCTTCAATTTTGATGACTGCGAAACCGTCGCAACCATCAGCGTTGTCTTCAATTGTGTAGGGCATGAATCACACCGGAGGGTCTGCGTCTGTTCCCACGGGTGGCAGATCAGGGTTGTCACCGGGAACGGCCATGGGCGCACCGGGAAGAGCCATGACGAAATCTGAGCCTCCGGGGAAGTATGGTTCCATGCCTTCCATGGCGCGTGCTTCATTGGGTGTCAGGATGCCTGACATGATTCCGGTTTGGTAGGTGCGGAACCGGCCTGCAATGTCTGCACGCATAAACCCAGCAGGGTCAATGTGAACCTCATCAGGTTGAGCCATCAGAGAAGACAGAGCCATTTCAATTCTGCGGATCCATGGCATGAGTGTGTATTGCACAAACTGCATTCCTGAAGATTCCACATTCTGATAGGTCTGCGAATCACCACGGGCTGAGATCATGTGTGAAGGGATGCGGAAGATGCGTGCAACCTGCAGCACCTGTTCCATGCGGGTGTCATTCATCTGCGAGTCAGCAGCAGAGGTCTGAACACTCTTCCACTTCATGCCACCAGTCAGCACAGCGGGACGGCGCTTCCGGCGGTTCTGGGTTTCCCATGTGGCCTGAAGCGTCTTTGCCTGCTCCACGCTCATGTCACCGTCCACCTCGAGAACAGAAGACGGGGTTGCTCCTTGGGCGTAGAACTGTGCAAGGTGACGTTCCATTGCGAGTGCAAGGCCAATGGTGGTCTTCTGCATCTCGACAGGGGACAGTCCCTTTGCAGCCTGTGGTGGAGTCCACCAACGCAGGTGCATCATGCTGTCATTGGGGATCACATAACCGGCGGTGGTGTAGTACCGCTGACGGTTCACAATCGTCACCTGCACATCCGTTGGATGCAACGGTTGCAACGCAATTGGAAGTGAAGTCACCGGGTCACGATCAATGAACACATATGCGTTCCCATGCAATGCAAGGGAAGTCACAATCATGTGAATGAGTTCATATTGTGTGACAGTTGAAGAGTTGTCTAACCAGGCGGGAACAGGGATCCGTTCCACCCGGTCTCCGACATTACGAACAGCGCGAATGGGAAGCGTTGCACATGAGTCTGCAATGAGTGACACACAGGACAGGACCGCTGACACCTCTAGTGCAGAAGACTCTGTGACAGACTCACCAGACCAGTTGGGTGAAGGAATCCATGTGGAGGTCTTGATCGGGTCAGGACCGGTGATTGCGCGTTTGCTAAAGATGCTCATCGAGTAGCCACCAGATAGGAAGCGCAGATGCACAGCAAACCGGCTGTGATAACTGCAGCGGGAATGGAGAGCAGAGCGACACCCGCAACCACAAGGACTGCACCAACGATCTCAATCATGGTTGTGAAGATGTCATTCATCGTCAATGCTCCAAGGGTCAATGATCTGAGGTTCACTAGAAGGTTTCAGATCCGTGGACAAGTGTCCGTGCAATGCCAGAGTTGCAGCCACCAGAGGTGACACGTCAACTGTTGTGTCACGCCTATGCCATGCCCACGCGTCACCCAACGGGCGACGTTTCGCACCAGCAAGAGCTGCAGTCAATGGAACTTGGTCAATGTGACGCAACTCATGCGTCTTAGTGAGGTCAAAGAACTTTCCGCACCCCAACACAAGTTGACGTGGGCCAATCTCAATGACATTCAATCCGAGTCTGCGAAGGTCACCGGAGAGTGAACCAGCCGCGCCTACAGGATCAATGATCACGTTCCGGTACTTGTCCGCTCTGTCATCAGCAGCGAACCAATCAAACACCCATGAAGTACCCGGACGATTCCCGACTACCTCAACATGAGGTTTGCCATCTGAGCGCAATCCTGCAGCACAGAGTGACGACATCGAGCGTGACGGGGTTACATCAAGTGCAAGGGTGGGTTGGTCATCGATGCGTGAGCGACGGTCCACGCACGCTTGCCAATCATCCTCTGCTATTACCTGCCACGGTGCGGAAGCGGAACGGTCCTGACGTTGGTTCAGATATGCGCGCCGGAACTCCGGTTCACGCATTGATTCAAAGTCAGAGCGGATTGCTTCAATGGGAACTGTGATTCCCAGAGCAGGCATACAGGACAACCACACGTCAGGGTCTGAGATGTCCGCATCATCTGGTGCGGACCATTCAAAGAATGCAACAGAGGAAGTCTGACCGGACATTGCACGCAATCGTCCGTCATCAATCTTGTCATTCAGATAGAGAGAATCGTTTGTTCCCGCTGTTGACACAATCCACAACTGTGGTTGTGGACGGGTCACCATTGCAGGTTTCATGGCCTGTTCCAGGCGGTCATCCTGCAATGCAAAAGCCTCATCGATCACACCCAAGTCTATTTGGGAACCGTGACCTGCAGACTCTGTGGTTGCGAGAAGAGACCAGATGGAACCGTTGTTCCAGCGGATTGCTTCGCTTCCGTTGGTGCGTCTCACCTGCATGAGCTGAGAGAACTTGGACCGTTCCAACACAGGAACGTGTTCATCCTCCCACTTCAACCGTGCGTCCTTGCCGGTCTGTGCGGTGTATGCGACGCGCTGACGGTCGCCCATAGCCACACAGCGGTGAGTGAGAGCAGACAGCATGAGAGTTGTCTTCCCAGACTGACGCGGAACTGTCAACCTCACCTCACGATATGCGAGACGATGAGACACTTCACCGGTCTGAGGGTCAACGTGCTTCTCGAGTTCATAGGCAATGTCAACAACGTGACGTTGCCAAGGCATGAGGGGAGTTCCCAGCATCTCCGCAATCTGTGCAACACGCGGTCCCAGAGTGGGACGGTCAGTCCGTGGTGTTGACCACCGGGGCTGACAGATCAGCAAGGAGTCTTGAGAACTCATCAGAGGTTCCATCATTGCGGTTTTCCAGTTCGCTCAGGGTGGCCCGTAACTCGCGAGAAATAGCAGCAGTCGCCATCCCCGCATCCCCATCAAGCGCAACAGCCAACACAACAGCCAACCTTGCGCGCGCATCTGAAGACACTTCACATTCAAGTTGCTTCAACGTGGCACGAATAGCCTTCTCCATTGGGCCTTGTGCCATCACAACTCATTTCAAAAGATCAGAAATCCAATCATCGAGATTGGCGAACTCAACACCACAGCCACGGAACCTCTGTCCCGTCACCGTTATGTAACGGCCTGCACCGTAAATCTCCACATCTCCGGTTCTGCGTCCTGACATGAAGTCAGCGTGACCCCAGACATGGAGACCAGATCCAGACGGAGACACCTCCACATAGGTGGAAGGCATCTTGTCCAACAGATCACGCGTCCACCGCTCAGGTCTTCCGCGACGGTCAAGGCAATGATCAATGTCAACACACACGATGGAATCAGCGGGTGACAGAACGAAACCAACACCAACACCAACAGACGATGAGGATGCAACTTCCCACGACACCCAAGAACCGGGGTCAGTAGAACTTGCATTCCCACCAGTCACACGCAACGGAACCTTGTCCGCTGACCAGCGCACCCAGCGTGAGATGTCACGCAGGGTCTGAGCAGGTAGCGAACGATGGAACGACACCCTGCAACGGGTGCTGCAGAATCGAGAATCACCACGCGCAAGGAGCGCAACGGGACCAGAGCAGCGGACACAGACCATGCAGACACCCTAGCCCGTAACGGGTGCGAACGTCTGACCTGCAGAAACTCAATGAAGTTGCTCGAGAAACAGGAACTCCTCACCCATGAGCTAGAGTCCCACGCACAGCAACCGCAATGGAGAACCACCGCAACAGAACCCCAGCAGAGCCTCCACGGGCCATCCAGGCCCCTCTCAGACTCCCCCACGGTGACGTGGGGGGGATCGGGTGGAGGAACCCGGGGTTGCTCTAGGGCCTGTTTTAGAAAAAACGGGGACCGGTAGAGGGGGGGTAGGGATCACCAGATCCGTGATGCGTTCAGCGTCTTAGCCTCAGGCATCTTCGCTCCACGACTGCTGTTGCATGATCGATGCGCTGGAAGCAGGTTGGTGGGGTCCTCCCCACGGGTGGGGTCAATGCTCAGCGGGATGATGTGATCCACCGTGTCAGCTCCGGGTTGACCACAGAGCCAACAGATGTCCGACATCTCTAGGATGCGGATTCTCATCTTGCGGAATGCACGGGTGGAACGTCCGGTGTACTTGCTCATGTGTGTTCCTTGGCGCACAGGGTGCGAGTGTTGCACAGGATAGATGTTCAGTCTGTAGCAATTGCTGACGTTCCGTTGTCCTGTATGGGGTGGGTGGGTTGGTTGGTGTCACCACCCACCTGCTGTTCTTGCAGTTTCTTTCTGCGTTGCAGTAGCCACTCTCCACGTTCTTTCATGGATCGCGCCCATGATCGATGGCATGAGAGACAGAGACCTGAGCG